AATATTTCTTCATCAACTTCATTTGCTAATTTTTCACGAATTGATTTGACCGATGTATCTATTTTTACACTTCTTAACGCATCTCGTAAAACAGCAAAAAAACAATCTCCACCTCCTTCATTATCTAGTATCTCATATTTATTGCTTCTTAAATAATTATTAACCCATTTTTGTGATGGATCTTCTTCATATTTACTCATTTCATAATCACTTTCCTCTTTTGTTTGACTGTTTAGTTCCATTAAATCATAGCCTATAGTTGTAAGTTTTTGTGGTTTTTCATCATCATAATCATCATCATCATCCTCATCGCTAGTAATGCTTTCAATACTACTAATATTGGAATCATTATCGCTACTATTAAAATCACTTGTATTAGACATAGTTTCAAATTTATCAATTAACTCATAATTATTCATAATTAATGGTTTAGCAAAAGAAAATATAATTGGTTCAGACATTTTGTTTAAATCTACATCTCCATTAGAATCTAGTAATGAAGTATAGTCACTATTATTAGTTTCATATATACCTATTTTAGATACAACCGAACCATTATTTGCTAAATAAATATTGAAATATATAATATTATTGCTTAAAAAATCAAATCTAGGTGTTCCTAAAACGAATTTTATATGTTTATTATATATTTTCGCATTATATACAAATGCTTCGTGATTTAAATCAGATTTATCTATATTATTTATAATAGCATACTCTACTTTGCTATCAATATTAGATGTAATCATTTATATATTATTATTTATTTTTATAAATGTATTTTTAAACTATTATATTAATTATATTTATTGTATTTATTATATTTGTTGTATTTATTGTATTTATTGTATTTATTATATTTGTTGTTAAAATTAAACCAAAATATATTTTTTATATTTATCTTGAATATCCATTAATTTGAATTTTATTTTATTTGTATAACAAATATAGTTACTTTTATTAACCAATAGTAAATTAATAGTTTCATAAAGTTTTAAATTAGAATCTATTTTTTTGATAATTCTTATTTCTTTAAAGAATTCGTTATATATTGTTATTAAGAACTCTAATATATTTTCACAATAAGCACTATTGTTTTCAATTTGTAAATTAGTTATGAAAAATTCAGTCAACAGCAAAACAAATTCTTCAATAATATGTGTATTAATAAATAATTTAAACAAATAATCATTTGTTTCTACATTTTCTAATTCATAAACAAATAATTTTTTATAAATATTTATTATAAAAACTACAAAGCATTTATATTTATCATTATTTTTATTTAATGAAAACTCATCCTCATCTTTATTATTTGTACATTTAATAGTTTTTTCAAAATTATAAAATTCATCATATTTTTCTTTTAATAAATTATATAAAAATATGTTTTCTAACTTATAATTTTTAGTATTATAAATAGCAAGTAATGAAAAAAAAATATTAACATATATTGAACTATAAGACAAATTATTATAACAAATATAATCAATTATATAATTATCCATAGAATATAATTCGTCTATGCTTTCATCAATGCTTGACTCTAGCAATTCATTATAAATAACTAAAAATTCTTTTTCTAATTTATTATAATTGGATGGTGATAATTTATTTAATAATGCTTTTATATTACTTTTAGCAATATTTATTTTAGTTTTATCAATTGGAACTTTTCTAACAGGGGTAATAGTTGGCTGTATTAACTTATTATATTTATTTAATAAATTGAAATCTTTTGTCCCATTATAAGTATCATATTTTTTATACTTTGATTTTTTCTTTAATTTATTATCAGATTCTTGCTCATAATTATTTAATGATAAATCATTGTTAATTGTTATTAATAATGTATCTAATAAACTTTGAACACAATGTTCTAATTTTTCATGTTCCAAAGTTTTATAATAATTATTAATAAATTGTGTATCATAAATTAACATATAATATTATAATTAATAAATTATAATAATATTTTTTTAATTATTTTCGTTATATTAATATTTATAAAGTAATTGTTATTATTATTAATAAGATGAATTTTATTAACACACTAATGAATTTTTATGAAGACTCTAATTTTAATACTAAAGAAAAATATGTAGATTCTTTCAAGTTGCCTATTGAATATTTGGAGAATTCAAGTGTTCAACTTTTAAACAACAATATTATTAATGATTTAGAATTAGTAAAAACCAAATCACCTTTAAGTGATGTATCAAATATATGTGACAACACTAATGAATCATATAATTTATATTATCATGTTTTTGATCCTAAGAATATATTTGAAAAAATTATTATTAATAAATGGTCTAAATATTATACAAACAATGTAGAATTTTTATTAGAAACGCAATTATTATTAAAGAATTATAATACTTTAAAAAAAGTAGAATTTAGCGATAATAAAACCATTGTTCAAGATGATGTACTATATAATAAATGTGAAGATGTTATATTTGATAACGGATTTATAAATAATTATCAATATATTGACATACCATTATTAAGTAATTTTAATAACAATAGTTTATGCTTACAATTTTTAAGTATCTATAATCTCTCATCCCCTGTTTTTTCTTTGCTTATTCCAATATTATTTCTTTTACTCCCTTTTTTTATAATTAAACTACAAGGACATAAAATAACATTTGGACTATATTTTGAACACCTGAAAAATGTATTTTCCAATCACATTATTGGACAATTATTTACTTCATTTAGTAAAACTAATTTTACAAATAAAATTTATTTGCTTTTTAGTTTTGGGTTCTATATTTTTCAAATGTACTTAAATTTCACTAGTTGTATTAAATATTTTACAAATATTAAATATATTCACGAAACTTTATATGATTTAAAACAATATATTGTGACTTCTTTAAATAAATATAAAAATTTCTTGAAATATTCTAAAGATTTAGTTAATTATAAATTTTTTAATGATGCTATTAACAAAAATATAAGTATTTTTACATCTTATTTAGATGATTTGAATAAAATTACACCATATACTTTAAATATTAATAAATTACTAGAATTAGGACATTTAATGAAATGTTTTTATTGCTTAAATAAAAACGAAACTATTATAGATAGTTTATATTTTTCATTTGGGTTTAATGGTTATTTGAAAAATTTAGAAACATTGCAAAACTTTATAAATAATAAAGTTATGAATTATTGTAATTATAATAATTCTAAACCTACCTCTTTTAAAGATGCTTATTTTGCTAATTTAAATACTATAGAAACTTCTACTAAAGAAATTTGCACTAAAGAAATTTGCACTAAAGAAATTTGCAGCAATAGCACAAATAGTAAAACTAATAAAACTAAAATTGTAAAAAATTCATATTCACTAGATAAAAATATAATTATTACTGGTCCAAACGCTTCTGGTAAAACTACTTTGTTAAAATCAACATTGTTTAATATTATTTTATCTCAACAAATAGGGTGTGGATTTTATAATAGTGCCTCAGTAAAAATATATGATTTTATTCATTGTTATATAAACATTCCAGATACTGGAGGACGTGATAGTTTATATCAAGCCGAAGCTAGACAATGTAAAAATATATTAGAAGCAATTGAAAACAATAGTTCCAAAAATCACTTTTGTGTATTTGACGAATTATATAGCGGTACTAATCCAGATGAAGCAATTAATAGTGCTTATGGTTATTTAAATTATTTAAATAAATTTAACAATATAGATTATGTTTTAACAACACATTACACTAAATTATGTAAAAAATTAAATAAACAAAATAATAATTTATACATGAAAGTAAATACTAATGCTAAAGATTTTGAATATACTTATAAAATTAAAAAAGGTATTTCAAAAGTAAAAGGAGCAATGAAAGTACTCAAAGATTTAAATTATCCAGAAAATATTATTACAAATATGAAAAATTAAATATATTATTCGTTAAACAATACTTAAAATAATATAATTATACATTAATATAAATGTCAATTTTATTTAAATTTATGGATTCGGGATTTTTATTAACTTTTGGATTAATTTTATTAATAAGTGGAGGAATTATGTTATATTGCTATAGAAGACTAAATTTATTAGAAAAAAGTGTTATTGAGCATGGTAAAATTTTACAAAATTTTATTATTAATTATAATATTCAAATGCAACATTTTAGTTTATTAAATAAATCTATGTCTACTACTACTACTAGTAATACTAATAATGTTGAAAATACTAGAAGTGAATATGTAGAATTTGATAAAATTAAAAAAATTAATTTAGGGGAAAAAATATCTGTATCAGATGACGAAGGTGATGAAGACGAAGATGAAGATGACGAAGATGACAATGAAGAAGATAATGAAGATGAAGAAGAAGATGATGAAGAAGATGATAAAGAAGAAGAAGACGAAGAAGATTATGATCACGAAGATGAGGATGAGGATGAGGATGAAGATGAAGACGATGAACATGAAGACGTTGATGATGACATAAATAATATTAAAAAAAATAAACCAGAAAATTTAACTATTGTTAATAATAAATTAGAAGAGTTAGAAGATTTAGAAGATTTAACAAGTTCAGAAAATATTGAAGTAAACGAACAAACTATATCAAGTTTTGATGATGAAACATTTTTAAAAAATTTACCTATAAACTTAGATTCATTTACATTAGATAATACAAATAGCAACCCAAAAATAATTAATTTAGAAAATATTCAAGATACAAATGATAAAACAGGTGAAAGAAAAAATTATTCAAAAATGAAGGTAGACGATTTAAAAACATTGGTTGTAACAAAAAATTTAATAGATAATGAAAGTGCTCAAAAAATGAAAAAGTCTGATTTAGTAAAACTACTACAAAAACAATAAATTTATAATAAAATAAGCAATACTTTTTATAAAATAAGTTTTAATTTAAAATCTATAAAAAATTAATATTATTACATACTATAATATTAATTTTATGAGTTGGGGAACTTGCTACAGTGGTTCAAACAATATTCACTTCAATTTTCCTCCTTTAATGGATGACTCTAGATTATTTAGCAATTATTATTCATCGGCACTCAACGATAGTGTTTTTCAAAATAATAAAAATATAAAAAATAATAGTGACTACAGGAAATACTTACAAGTAAATGCTGATACTATTATAAAAAATAATCAATATGTTTCTATTGCTGAATGTGGAATAAATACAAATTATAACTCTGAACCTTTAGTGTCTAATAAAACGCCCTATATTTTTAACTCGATTTTATCTCGCGACCAACCATATGGTTATGAAACAAGTGACTTAAAAAATATATATTTATCTAGGCAACAATTGGATGCGCAAAAACATATATCAAAGTATGTAATTAATGCTAATTAAAAATATTTTATACTATTTTATACTATTTTATAATATTTTATAATATTATAAACTATGAATTTTTTTGATGGTTTGATGACACCTTTAAATAAAGGTCATTGTATGTATTTTTATGTTTTAGGATGGGGAGCTTTGGCATTAGCATTTTTAGCAATAATTGTAGCACTAATAGGCATATATAAAAAGGATTACAAAATACTAGCTTTCGCAATATCATATTTTTTTACCTTTACATTAGGGTATTATCTTTATAGATTAAACTATTCAGTGTGTTTAGTTGCTAATAAATAAACTTGTATTATAATATATAGAAACAAATATATAAATATTATATAATTAATTATATAATATTTGTAATAATAAATATAATATTTATGAAAATATTAAGCATAGATATAGGTATTAAAAATTTAGCATATGTAATTTTAGAATGTGATGTTATAGATAAAAAAAATAATGCTAATGAATTTAAGGATTTTAAAATTATAAAATGGGATGTAATAAATTTATGTAATAAATTAATTTCTTGTAATGAAAAATGTTGCTCAAAAGAAGCCAAATTCCATAAAGACAATATTTTTTATTGTAAAAATCATACAAAAAAAACGGAATATAGTTTACCAACATGTAATATTAAAACATTACATAAACAATCTGTTGCTAATCTCTCTGTGCTTATTGAACAATATCAAATAAAAATAGAAAAACCTATAAATAAAGCTTCACTAATTAAATTATTAGAAGAATATTTAAATTCTACATGTTTTGAAGTTATTGAAACTGTTAACGCAAACAATGTAAATTTAATAGATATAGGAATTAGTATAAAAAATGAATTAAATGAATTATTTAAAAATTTTGACTTATCTAGTATTGACCAAATTATTTTGGAAAATCAAATAAGTCCTATTGCTAATAGAATGAAAACTATTCAGGGCATGATATCTCAATATTTTATAGATTGTAATAATTATAATATTAAATTTATATCGGCCACAAATAAATTAAAACCATTTATCAATAAAGAAAGTAAAGAAAGTAAAGAAAATAAATATGTAACTGGTTATAAAGATTTCTGCGAAATTGATGAAGCTAAAGAAATTAAAGAAGTTAAAGAAGTTAAAGAAGTTAAAGACAAAAAATTATCATATAATGAACGAAAAAAACTTAGCATTTATTATACAAAACAACTATTAGAGCATAAAAATATGTGTAACGAACATGCTTTCTTTATTAAACATTCAAAAAAAGATGATTTGGCAGATTGTTTTTTACAAGGAATTTATTATTTAGAAAACTTTAATGTACTAAAATAATTATTATTAATTATTAATAACATATTATTAATAATTAATATATAATATATATTGCGGAGTATTTAAAAATTAAACTTCTATTTTTATCATAATAGTTTTAATGGATATTGTAGAAATAGAACCCGAAACTTTGAATATTGATAATTTTCAAATTCCAGAATTTAAAATAAATGATTCAGATGTAGAAGAAATTATATCAAAAAAACCATCATCAAATTTTGGAGGTGGTATTGAATTATTAATGAATGGAAAAAATATAACTGATAAAAAAACATCAACATCAATAGATATTGAAGACATTACTAGTTTAGAAAATGAATTAAATGATTTAACAGATAATAGCACTTCAAAACAATTTGATGACAAATTAAAATTAAATACTACTATAGATTCAAATAATAAAAAGGAAATAAATTATAATCAATCAACAAGTGCCAATAAAAAATCTATTTTTGGAGGTTTATTTGGTGATTCTAAAAACAATGGTTCAAATGTTAAACCTGTTACAAAAAATAATGATAATGATACAGTAAATTTAGGAAAATCAACAGCAAATATGAATGAAAATAAAACATGGGATGGTTTTGGTAAATTTAATAATGTACCTATTAACTTAGA